TAATCTTTGAGTTGCGAAGAATGGGTATACCTGTGGGCGAATACATACCCAGCAGAGGTAGAGATAAGATTGCAAGAGTTAATGCTATTTCAGATTTGTTTTCCTCTGGACATGTATGGGCACCCAAAACAAGATGGGCGGAATTAGTGGTTGAAGAGTTTGCTGCCTTTCCTACTGGCGATCACGACGACTTAGTTGATTCTTCTACTCAGGCCCTTATGAGGTTTCGTCAGGGTGGTTTTATTAGAATAGAGAGTGACGAAGAGGAAGAAGAATTTTTTCCAATGAGAAAAGCCGATTATTATTAATGGTTGACTATTTGTTTGAATTTTCTCATTCTGTATATTGGTCTATAACGTAGAGGAATGATCCGTGGCAATAGATAAAACTATCGAACCTCTCTTAAATCAAGACGATTTTGAGATGAGTCCTGATGGACTCACCGTAGTTGAAGATCAAGAAGTGCCCGAAGAGTCAATGGTAGTTGAAATGGACGATGGCAGCGTTGTTGTTGATTTTGATCCCTTGGCAGAATTGATGGAGCCTGAAGATTCCTTTCAATCAAATCTGGCTGAATATCTTGAAGAGAGCGAACTAAATGAATTAGCGTCTGACCTTGTTTCTAAATTTGATTCTGACAAAAGTAGTAGAGGTGACTGGGAAGACACATACGAACAGGGCCTAGATCAATTAGGTCTTGAGATTGAGGAACGTACTACACCATGGGCAGGAGCCTGCGGTGTGTTCCATCCAATGCTTTCTGAGGCAGTAGTTCGGTTTCAGGCTCAGACTATTCAGGAGATTATGCCTGCACAGGGTCCAGTAAAAACCCATGTGTGGGGAAAGTTTACCCCAGAAAGACAGGCACAAGCTAAAAGAGTTCAGGAGTATATGAACTATCAGCTTATTGAAGTGATGACTGAGTATCGGTCAGAAACTGAAAAACTTTTATTTAGCTTGCCTCTAGCTGGTTCTGCATTTCGTAAAATTTATTTTGATCCATCTTTGGGTAGACCGACCTCTATGTTTGTTCCAGCAGAAGACTTTGTTGTTGCTTACAATGAGTCTGAGTTAGAGCAAGCAGAGCGTTATACCCATGTAATGAATCGCAGTACAAACCAAATAAGAAAATTACAGGTTAATGGTTTTTATAGAGACGTAGAGCTTACGTCATCACACATAGAAGACAACGCCATTACCGATAAGTACAATGATATTGGGGGTGTGCGTCCGTCTTACGAGGACAATGAAAGACATCAACTTTTAGAAATGCACGTTGATGTAGACCTACCAGGATACGAAGACGAAGATGGAGTTGCTCTTCCTTATGTAATTACGATTGATAAGGGCAGTAATACAATTCTTTCTATTTATAGAAATTGGTCTGAGGACGATCCCAAGAAAATTAAAAAGCAACACTTTGTCCACTATGGGTATGTTCCAGGCATTGGATTCTATAACCTTGGCTTGATTCATATGATTGGAGGATTGGCCAAGTCTGCGACCAGCTTGCTTAGGCAGTTGGTTGATGCAGGTACACTATCCAATCTACCTGGAGGGTTAAAAACTCGTGGACTCAGAATCAAAGGCGACGACACGCCTATCATGCCAGGAGAGTTCAGGGATGTTGATGTCCCTGGTGGAGCTATTCGTGACAACATCACCTTCCTTCCTTATAAGGAACCTTCGTCGGTCCTTTATCAGTTACTGGGTAACATTGTAGAAGAAGGTAGAAGGTTTGCTTCAATGGCAGATATGAAGATTGCCGATATGAATCAAGAGGCTCCCGTAGGAACTACACTTGCGATTATGGAGCGGGCAATGAAGGTGCAGTCTGCTATTCAGGCCAGGATACATGCAAGCCTTAAGCAAGAGTATAAAATTCTTGCAACAATTATTAGTGACTACACAGATCCAACCTATCCTTACGAAACCGATGAGGGTGAGGACATAAAAGTTGAAGACTTTGATGATCGTATTGACGTAGTACCAGTATCAGATCCTAATGCATCATCAATGGCACAGCGTATTATGCAGTATCAAGCCGCTCTGCAACTTGCACAGCAGGCACCCAATTTATACGACATGCCATTACTGCATAGGCAAATGATGGAGCTTATCGGTGTTCCCAATGCTGATAAGGTTGTTCCGAACCAAGAGGAAGTTGAGCCTAAAGATCCTCTTACGGAAAATCAAAACATGCTTACGGTTGCACCCGTTAAGGCGTTTGAGTGGCAAGATCACGAAGCGCACATGCGTGTGCATATGGCACTTAAGAACGACCCACAACTTGCACAGGAAATACAAAACAGTCCTGCGGGTGGTGGAATTAGTGGAGCATTAGATGCCCACATCAGGGAGCACCTGGCATTTATATTCCGTAAACAGATAGAAGAAGAGCTTGGTGTTCAGTTACCACCTCCAAGTGAAAGGTTGCCTGAAAGACTCGAAGCAAAACTTAGCAGGCTTGTCGCTGATGCAGCAGATCAAATGATGGGTAAGAAGCAGGCACAGCAACAGGCAGAGATAAACGCACAACAACAAGAAGATCCGATCATTCAAATGCGTGAACGTGAGGTTGCGACCCGCGAACAAGAGGTTCAGAGGAAGCAGGCGGCAGATCAGGCCAAGCAGCAGACTGATCAGCAAAAACTTCAGCTTGAACAAGAGAAGTTAGCAAGTAAGGAGCGTGTGGACATGGCAGAGTTAGCCCTAGAAGAGCAGGCATTAATGCTTAAGGCTGAAATAGAATCTGAAAAGAACGATGCAGACATACAGCTTAAGGGTTTTCAGCTTGGACAACAGCTTGGCAAAGACATAGAAGGAGGCAATGATGGCAGATGATGTGCTATCGTTGCTCAAAAAGAAGATTCGTGACCAAATGAACGACCTTGCCGACCATTTAGCGGTTGGTTCAGCTAAAAATATAGAAGAATATCGTAAAATTACTGGTATTATTGAGGGTTTGGCCTGGGCGGAGCGTGAGGTTATTGATTTAGAGGACAGAATTAGGGAAATGTAGTGAAAAAGTAAAAAAATATAGGATAAAGTACATTGAAATGGGACATTATGGTCCGACTGGGCAAATATTTTGGCGTTATTGATGTAGAAGACGCTGATGTTTGGGTAAAATCGGAAGAACTTCCATTTAATTTTGAAATAGACGAGGATGGTCGCCTTTGGGTGGTGCCCAAAAATGCAAATAAGCCCAAAAAAAGTAAACCTTCTAATTAGAAGAGCAACTTCCGCAAGGATGCAACAATTAAACGAGAGGCAAGTATGGCTACACTCGCAAAAGAAAAAGAAAGTCCCGTCATTGATGTCGAAGAGATTACATTTAAAGACATTGACGACTCCGCCCGTGTCGCATCGCAACTTCCAGAGCCAAAAGGCTATAAGTTGCTGATCGCACTCCCAGAAATTGAGGAAACTACCGAAGGTGGTATCATCAAATCAGTACAGAGCCAGCATGAAGAGGCAATTTCTACTGTTGTAGGCTTTGTTCTTAAGGCAGGGCCTGATGCATACTCAAGTTACAATAGATTTCCCACTGGTCCCTACTGTAAGGAGGGAGATTGGGTAATATTTCGTGCCTTTAGTGGTACAAGAATCAAGATTCATGGTAAAGAGTTCCGTTTAATCAACGATGACACTGTAGAGGCGGTTGTAGAAGACCCCAGAGGCGTAGAAAGGGCATAATATGAGCGAAGAAACTGGAAGGACACGAGACGAAGAAAGGTTTTTAGGGGTAAGAACAACGATTGAAGCGCCTCCAAAGGACGATGGCTCAGATTCAGACGAGTCTTGGGATGTCGAGGTAATAGATGATCGTCCAAAAAAGGATCAAAAGTTTCCTGATCCACTAGATGAAGAAACACAAAAGGCTAAAAATACGGCTAGAGATGAAGCGGATGACGAGGATGAACTTGGAAGCTACGGCAGCAAGGTTCAAAAAAGAATTAATAAACTAAAAAATCAGTGGCATGATGAGCGCAGGGCCAAGGAGGCCATGGAGCGCATGAATAAAGAGGCGATTGGGTATAGTCAGGCACTCCAAACTGAAAACCAAAGACTTGTTAAGTTGGTTCAAGACTCACAGGCCGCTCTGACCGAACAAGCTAAAAGTCGTGCAGATATAGCTTTGGCTAAGGCAGAAGAAAATTTTAAAAGAGCGCATGAGGTTGGAGATGCCGAACTGCTTGCCGAAGCACAAAAGGCACTAACACAGGCGCAGCTTCAACAAAGCTGGGCACCTAGTGTATCTAAAAATATTGTTGATAACTGGAAAAGAGAGGTTGAGGCTCAAGAACGGGAGCAGGTATCTCAAATGCCTCAGCAACAGGTAGCGCCTGAAATACAGCCCGATGAAAAGGCTGTAGCTTGGCAAGAAAATAATCAATGGTTTGGCACAGATGCTGAGTTAACAAGCTTTGCATATGGGGTGCATGACAGACTTGTTAATGATGAAGGTATTGACCCAACCAGCGATGAATACTATCAATTAATAGATAAACGCATGGCAGAAGTTTTTCCTGCGCAATTCGGTAACAACGATAACGGAGAAGTTGTCGTTGAGACTGCAACGCCCCGAAGGGCGAACCCCGTGGTTGCACCAGCCTCTAGAAATAGTGGTGCCGCACCACGCAAAGTAACATTAACACAGACACAGGTAAGGCTCGCGAAACGCCTTGGCCTAACTCCGCAGCAGTATGCTGCACAGCTTATGAAGGAGAGAAATTAAAATGGCTGAAGAACGCGCATCACGGGAACCAAGATCTTTGGACAGCCGAGAAAACGAAGCTCGCCCAATGACATGGGAACCTGCATCAATTTTACCAGATCCCGACCCTCAAGATGGATGGGTGTTTAGGTGGATTAGAACATCAATGGTTGGAAGTGCTGACAATACCAATGTTTCCAAGAGGTTTAGGGAAGGTTGGGAACCAGTCAAAGCGGAAGATCATCCTGAGCTTCAAATCCAAAGCGACCATAAATCAGAATGGGGAAGTAAGGGTCACATTGAAGTTGGCGGATTACTGCTCTGCAAGGCACCACAGGAACTTGTGGAACAAAGGCGTGCATATTTTAAAAATCATGCAGAGTCTCAGATGCAGGCTGTTGACAACAATTATATGCGTGAGAACGATCCTCGGATGCCAGTTCTTGCGCCTGATAGAAAAACTCGTGTGGCGTTTGGCGGTAATCGCTAACGCTGAAATTATTAAAAATGAAAGAAAGGTATTAAACTTATGGCTACTTCAGCAGCACCGTATGGAGCCAGACCCATTGGTACATTAAGTGCATCAGGCTCATATACGGGCAAGGTGCGTCATTTACCAATTATTACCACATATGGAACTGCTATTTTTAATGGCGATTTCGTTAAGGTTGCAGCAGACGGTACGATTGCAAAAGATACTGGTACTACTGCCTTGACTAGTTGTGGTATTTTTATGGGATGCTCTTATACGGACCCGACTAGTGGACAGAAGACTTTTAGTGATCAATGGCCTGCATCAAACGCAGCAACAGATGCAATGGCTTATGTACTAGATGATCCTTTTGTCGTATTTCAAATGCAAGGTGACGAGGCTCTGAACACCACGGACCGTGGCCTTAACGCGGCTGTCGTTCAGACCGCTGGTAGCACTTCGATTGGAAAATCCAAGAACGCTTTGGATGCTTCAACACCAGCTACCACGAACACGCTTCCTCTTCGTATCCTCGACTTTGTCGATGGACCGACGAGCTTGCCTCCGAAGGGAACAACCGCGAGTGATGCCTACCCTGACGTTATTGTGAAGTTCAATGCCGCGTCGAGTGGGTCAGCCTCTAATCATTCATACTTAAACGCCACTGGCGTATAATAGGAGACTGACAAATGGCTATATCACGCGCTCAATTACTCAAAGAACTTTTGCCTGGGCTTAATGCTCTCTTTGGGATGGAATATGCACGGTATGATGACGAGCATAGTGAAATCTATGAGACTGAAAGTTCAGATCGGTCCTTTGAGGAAGAAGTGAAGCTTTCGGGCTTCGATGCTGCTCCCGTTAAAGACGAGGGTTCAGCAATCTCATACGACGCTGGACAGGAGAGCTTCACGGCTCGCTACAACCATGAGACTATCGCCATGGGCTTCGCTATTACAGAAGAAGCTATGGAAGATAATCTTTATGATTCCCTGTCGGCTCGTTACACTAAAGCCTTGGCTCGCGCCATGGCTCACACCAAGCAGGTTAAAGCTGTTGTTCCATTGAACAACGGATTTACCAACGCCTACCAAAGTGGCGACGGTGTAAACTTATTTACAGCATCTAGTGATGGCGTAACTGGTGGTGACGGTCACCCACTCGTTTCGGGTGGTAAGAACTCTAACCGTCCAGCTACTGCTGTTGACCTCAACGAGACTTCTCTTGAGGCTGCTGTTATTCAGATTGGCAAGTGGACAGACGAGCGTGGTCTAATGATCGCTGCACGTCCACAGACACTTGTAATTCCACCTGATCTGCAATTCGTTGCGACACGGGTGATGAAATCTGAGCTTCGTCCTGGAACTGCTGACAACGACATTAACGCTGTGCGTTCAATGGGTGTTGTACCTGGCGGAACTGTTGTAAACCATTATCTAACCGATACGGATGCATGGTTCTTGCTGACAGACGTTCCTAATGGAATGAAGCACTTTAATCGTGTAGCACTTGAAACAAGCATGGACGGTGACTTTGACACTGGAAATGTACGTTACAAAGCTCGCGAGCGTTACAGCTTCGGTGTCTCTGACCCACTAGGGGTCTGGGGATCACCAGGAGCATAGTATGAGTAAGGGGGTGGGAGTTTATTTAACTTCACGAGTTTCGGCTGATGAGACTTCTGCCCCCTTCCTTATTTCCTTTTTCCTGACTGTCGGAAACGGCAGACACTAGCCAAGACAGGAGAACGACATGGCTAATACAACTTTTTCAGGTGCAGTCCGATCAGAAAATGGGTTTGAGGTAGTATCGAAAAACTCATCGACTGGAGCATTTACAACATCTTTCACTTATGACAGTTCAGGGATGCAGGTTGCACCTGTAACCCTATCCGATGCTGATACTTCGATAACTGCTGCCACTCATGGTGGTAGGGTTGTTGTAGTTCCAGCCATTGGGAGTAACCGTACACTGACACTTCCCAGTCCTGCTGAGGGTGTGTCTTTTAAGTTTGTTTACGGTGGAGCGGCAGAAGAAGCAGAGAATCTGATTATTGATACTGGTGCTGATGCTAACTACTTCATCGGTGGTGTTGTTCATTTAGATTCTAATGCGGACAACGTGTCCGTGTATGCAAATGGTAGCTCCAACTCAATTCTGACTCTCACGGACTTTGGTCTCATGGAGATCAATATTGTAGCAAAAGATTCAACGAATTGGATCATTTGGGGCTATACAGAAGGTGCAGACGCACCTGCGTTTACAGATCAATCGTAATTAACAAGATAGGGTCACCCATCTATCTGGGTGGGTGACTACATCTTCAGCTATGGGCAGAGCGAAAGCTCCCGTACCCATAAGGAGATTTAGATGGCTGATGCAGTAACCTCGCAAACCTTGCAAGATGGCGACAAAGTCGCTGTTATGAAGTTCACCAACATATCCGATGGCAGTGGTGAATCTGCTGTTAAGAAGGTGGACGTTTCCGCACTCCAAGCTCAGTCGGGTTCAGGTGCCTCATGTACTGGAGTGACCATTGACTGTATTTGGTATGAATGTAATGGCATGAGTGTAGACTTGCTTTGGGATGCATCCACAGATGTGATTGCTTGGACTCTTAGTGGATATGGATATTTCGACTTTAGGTCTGCTGGACCTCTAGTCAATAATGCGTCCAGTCCAACTGGCGATATAATGTTTACCACTACAGGTGCTGGTAGTGGAGATCGGTATGCAGTTATGCTAAAGATGACTAAGAGCTACGAATAATGCCTTTCAAGAGCGATAAACAACGTAGGTATCTTTACGC